TATCTTTTATTGAAGATGCTGAAATCTGTAGAGAAATCTTTAACATAATCGATTCTACCACACTAATAAATCTGACTGATATTGAACCATTGCAATATTCTGAATATGATGTTGGTGATGAATATGGGTGGCATCGTGACGTTCATGACGAGCCATATTCTAATGGACTAGTTCGAAAGGTATCCTTTTCGACTATTCTAAATGATAATTTCGAAGGTGGTGAATTTGACATTGAGACAAAAAATCCAGAGGATAATAGAAGATACGAAACATTTAAATCTGAAGAATACAACACTATAATATTTCCCGCTCACATGTGGCACAGAGTAAGACCTGTAAAGTCTGGAGTCAGAAAATCCATTGTGGGTTGGTTACTAGGAAGGCCATAATGACTTGGGGTTATCACACATTATTTGATTGCGAAGAATGTCCTGTAGAAAAATTTACAGAAGAAAACATTCGATCATTTATATTAAACATCGTAAAAGACATAGGTATGAAATCATATGGCGAACCTATGATTGCTCACTTTGCGTCTCATAATCCTGATGTTGCAGGATTTAGTTTCTGTCAAATGATTGAAACAAGCAATATCACTGGACATTTTGTAGATAAAACTGGCGATTGCTATATCGATATTTTTAGTTGCAAGGACTATGATAAGGGTCTTGCTACTGGAATTATTGTAGACTTCTTCAGCCCCAAAGAAATTAAAATGAAATATATTGAGAGGGGTTAGTTGTGCGTATATCAAAAAAGAACGAAGTATATCTAGTCCTAGATGATATGACAGATTCTACTCGACAAGAGTTGTCAGAATTCTTTACCTTTGAGGTGCCGGGTTTTAAGTTTATGCCCATGTATCGCAATCGAATGTGGGATGGAAAGATACGACTCTTTTCTCCAGCAACAGGTGAGATATATGTCGGACTATTAGAATACATTAAAGGATTTTGTCAGAAAAACGGAATCGACTATATATTAGAAGAAGGAGTTGAAAATGAGCGGATTGTTGTTGGCCAAGTGGTTAGAGATTTCATCAGAAGCCTTAAACCGAAATCAAAAGGTAAATCAATCAAAGTTCGTGACTACCAAATTCATGCGGTACACCATGCTATATCCACAAATCGTGCTTTGCTTGTTTCTCCTACTGCTTCTGGTAAATCACTTGTAATCTATTCGTTAGTTCGATATTATCATATGATGGGGTTAAAGACCCTGATACTAGTTCCCACTACCTCACTTGTGGAACAGATGTATTCAGATTTTGAAGACTACGGCTGGAGTTCTGGTACATACTGTCAAAGGGTATATCAGGGACATTCCAGTAAGGTTGAAAAAGACGTTGTAATTTCTACATGGCAGTCTATCTATAAACTGCCAAAGAAGTATTTTGAACAGTTTGGTTGTGTGATTGGTGATGAGGCGCATATGTTTAAGGCTAAGTCTCTTACTGGCATCATGACTAAGTTACACCAATGTAAGTACAGATTCGGTCTTACAGGCACCCTAGACGGGACACAGACGCACCAACTTGTTTTAGAGGGACTATTTGGTCCAGTTGAAAAAGTAACGACTACAAAGGAGTTAATTGAGAAAAAATCTCTTGCTAACCTAAAAGTCAAGTGTATTATTTTGAAACATCAAAACATACGAGAAAGAATGACATATTCTGATGAGCTCCAGTTTCTAGGCGAACATGAAAGAAGAAACGAATTTATTGCTGGGTTACTTATGCATTTGAGAGGTAACACACTATGTCTATATCAGTTAGTTGAGAAACATGGCAAACCGTTATATGAACAAGTCCAGAAATCTCAAGAGGAAGGTTTCTTTGATGACAAATTGCGAAAGATATTTTTTATCTATGGAAACACTAGCACTACAGAACGTGAAGAAATACGATCTGTTGTTGAGAACGAAACAAATTCTATCACCATTGCTTCGTATGGGACTTTTAGCACTGGTATTAACATTCGTAATATTCACAACATCGTGCTCGCAAGCCCGTCTAAATCTAGAATTAGAGTGCTCCAGAGTATCGGTAGAGGATTGCGTCAGGGGGAGAATAAAGATTCCGTTCTAATTTTTGATATTGCAGATGACCTCACTTTTAGAGATCAGAGTAACTTTACGCTTAACCACTTTCAAGAACGCATAAATATATACAATACAGAACAATTCAACTATGAAATTAGTAAGGTAAAACTACGATGATCACAGATACATACAAAATTCTGAAGCTCATTAGTGGCGAAAATATCATTTGTGAGCTTTCCGAAGATAATGGTAAATACGAAATCACAAGACCCCTTCTAATGCATGTCGCTCCTAAAATGACAATGACAGGGATGACAGAATCGTTGATGCTCTCACGATGGGTGCAACCGTTCACTGAAGAAAAATATTTTGAGATCGATCCTAAACACGTTATTATTATGTTACCCGCATCGCCCGGATTGAGTGTATATTATGAAGGTGTCTTAGACAGGTTAGAGGGCCCAGAAGAGCTCTCTACTATGGAAGATATTAATGAAGAAGAAATATACGAAGAACTATTAGACGAACTAGATACAGAGAATAAATCAATTCATTAATGTAGTTCAGCAAACCAAGACAAGATCAATGTAACACTATTTTCGGGTGGAGTCAAGGTTCCTTAAAGAATTATTTAAATTATATTGTTCCTTGACATTATAGTTGTGGTGGTGTATAGTGAATAAAGTTTAGGAGAGTAATTATGGCGAAAGCTAAAGGTGAACATTATGTGGATAACAAAGTTTTTCTACAGGCGATGATTGAGTGGAAAGAGAAGTGTAAGATTGCTGAAGAGGCAGACGAACAGAAACCCGCTGTTACAAATTACATTGGTGAGTGTTTTCTGAAGATTGCAACGCATTTGTCTTATCGACCTAATTTTATTAACTACACATATAAGGATGACATGATTTCAGATGGGATCGAAAACTGCTTACAATATGCTTCAAATTTCAATCCAGAGAAGTCAAACAATCCATTCGCATATTTCACACAAATCATCTACTACGCCTTTATCCGAAGAATTCAAAAAGAAAAAAAACAAACCCACGTTAAAAACAAAATCGTAGCAGGTAGTAACTACCAATCTTTTGACACGATGCCTGGAGACTCAACTAATTACAGTATCGACAATTCTTTTGCTATTGATAATCTTCCAGAAGAAGATGTTTATAAACCGAAGAAGGTAGAAAAAAAAAGTAAAAAGGGACTAGAGAATTTTATGGATGATGATATTGAAAATGTAGCAGTTCTGGGTGATGAGCGTTGAAGATTGCAATTATAACTGACACTCACTTTGGTGCCAGAAATGATAACCAAAACATTAATGACTTTTTCTACAAATTCTATGATGATGTATTCTTTCCTACTCTAGAGAAACGTGGTATCACAACCTGTATTCATATGGGTGATGTTACTGACCGTAGAAAGTTTATCAGCTTCAAAACTGCATCCGATTTTCGTAAAAAATTTATTAGTCGTTTTCAAGAGTTGGGTATTGACCTTCATCTTATCATTGGTAATCATGACACCTTTTATAAGAACACCAACGAAGTCAATTCAATGGAAGAGCTTGTAGGTTCTGACCGATGCAACATTTATACTGGACCACAGGTTGTGGAGTTTGATGGTTGTCCTATTCAGTTCATGCCGTGGATCAATGCGAATAACTATGAAGAATCAATGGCAGCTTTGTCACGTTCTCCCGCTCAAGTTCTGATGGGTCACCTAGAAGTAAATGGTTTCGAAATGCACAAGGGACATAAATCTGAAGGTGCATTTGACAAGGAATTGTTTCGTAGGTTTGACCTGTGTTTCAGTGGTCACTTTCATCACAAATCAGATGACGGCCAGATATATTATCTCGGCACACCATATGAGATGACTTGGAGTGACTACGATGATGCCAAGGGGTTTCACATCTTCGATACAGAGAAGCGTGAACTTGAACGCATCGTCAATCCTTACACACTTTTTGAGAAGATTTACTATGACGATACTACTACTGATTATACTAATGAAGATGTATCTAAGTATAAAGACAAGTATGTGAAACTGATTGTAGTCAATAAGAAAGACTTATATCAGTTTGACAAGTTCACAGATAGACTGTTGCAGGCTGACGCATTTGAGGTCAAGATTATCGAAGACTTCTCTGAGTTGGATGCTGACAATGTATCTGA